GGTTTGACGTTCGTGCCATCCATGGGCCAGGTTTGGTACTGCCTGACGCGGTCAGGGTAGATCTTTTGCCGGTAGTTGATTGGGGCCAGTACGTCTTCCAGCCACCGGATACCAAGATTCAAGCGCCTTACCGAAGCGGGGCCAACATCGTCGTCGTGCATGGCGAAAAACAGGTCATTCCTGCCGCCCGTGCCCTCAATTAGCCAACCGGACCCATCAAGGTCGGGCTTGGTTTTGATTTCCTCGAGGTACTGGACTCGCATACCATCCTTGGCCATGCTTTCCTCGAAGATCTTTATCTGCTCCTCGCTAGGTACGTCGGAGCTGAGGTCAACTACTACGCAGCCAGGCCATACGCAAACTTGCGAGTAGCCGGGGTTGCGGATTACGTTTTGGTTGTTATCGCGGTTCATGGTGATCTCCTTGGTTAGTGGATATGGTAAAGTGGTGCGGGGCGCACCGGAGTAGGCCATTGTTGTATGACTTACTCCGCTGCACCCCTCCCTCAGGGCCCCGTCGCAGTGATTAAGACGACTCTCTATACGTTGCCGTATTCCGCTTCCGCTAGTCTGCGTCGCCATGTGCTCGGGGTTGAGGGCTTGGTGCCCGTCTTGTTCTGATGTTCCAGCGCCACTGGTCAGCCAGTGTGCTGGTGCGATCAGTGCGCGGTTGCTGATCCGCGGCCTATCTTAAGGGGTTCGGTTATGTCATCTCGCAGGGGGTAGTTTCGCAACAGGCCCCGGATGCTTGGCGGACATTCATATATGTCTGCACCCTCGCCTTCAGTTGCGACCGAATTCCACGGCGGCTGAATCGGGGGTCCGATGTTGGTGGTCATGTTCCACCGCATAACCTCGGGCCGATTCGCCCTTACTCGTGATGTTGCATCAGGGGCTTGACTTTAACTTGACCTGACACTAATCAACATCACTTAACTTACTAAACCTTACTACTAGAGCACATTCTATCTCAGACAGTTCCTGGTGTCAATACCGCAGGGAACCGGTAGGGAACTGATAGGGAACTCAGTAAAAGTCCTGCTGCCTAATAGTCCAGACACTTGCCTGTACGCGTGGTTGGTCACTAAGATCGCAGTCCAGTAACCAGTAAGGAGTCCATCAATGGGTTTCACTACCACCAGACCTCGACTCAAGCGGCGCGACAAGCCGCAGGGCGAGAAGGAAGAAGCAGACAAGGGTGCCATCCCCAAGTTGAGTGACGCCGCAGAGGCCTTGATCTCACTGGCCCCACGCGTACGCCCCACGCACGTTCCCACCGACATGACCCACTACCAGGTCTCACAAATGGCCTCGATGAACTTTACCCATGAGGAGATTGCCAAGATACTGGGACTGACCAGGGAGACGTTGTACAAATACTACCGGGACGACCTGGACTATGGCAAAGCCCTCTGCACCGCCAAGGTGGGCATGCGCCTATTCAAAGTGGCGACGGAAGCAGAGGGCCGCGAGGCCATCACTGCCATGATCTTCTGGCTCAAGACGCGTGCCGGGTGGAAGGAGAACACTGGCATGGAGCTCAGTGGTCCTGATGGCTCTCCCATCCCAGTCGACATGACTTCACTGAGCATGGAGGAGCGGACTGCTCGAGTCATGCAGATCCTCAACATGGGGGCCGGTCAGCTGCCGCGGCCCGCAGATGCAACTTGAGGACCTGCTGGGGTTGAGCAACGGGCACTTGCCCAACCCCAAGGACATTGAGAAGTACCTGGCCCAGCTCCCACCGGAGGAACTCGCGGCGTTGGATCAGCTCCTGCGCCCAGTCACCGCCGCTTGGGCCCCACTGCCCGGGCCACAGACACAGGCCTTTCATTCGCAGGCTGACGTCCTGTTCTTCGGAGGGGCCGCCGGTGGTGGAAAAGGACAGGCGCTCGATGCTCCGGTGCTGACTCCTTTTGGGTGGAGGCCTATGGGCTCTCTGCGTTTGGGGTCTCGCGTCTGTACTGCTGATAGTTCAGTGGCCGAAGTCATCGGGATCTTCCCATTAGGCTTCAGACAGCTCTACCGAGTGTCCTTCCATGATGGAACTAGCACTGAGGTCACCGATGACCACATCTGGTTAGTGTGGAAGGCAGGTGGTGGGGAAGGCAGAGGCCGTCTTTGCACGACCAAACAACTACGGGAACAGAAGCTGACCAGAAGGTGGTTGATCCCCGTCACTGAGCCCACTGTCTTTACTGACAGTGCTCGGTACCCCAGGCGACCCATAGACCCTTACCTGTTAGGGCTGTTGCTGGGAGACGGCTCTTTCAGTCATTCAATCTCACTGCATTCCGCGGATCAGGAGATATTGGAGGCCGCCTCCAAGATCGAGCGTGCCCGTGGGCCATATCAATACCCACCCAGCAGCTGTGCATCACTTGTCTTCCCTGATCTGAAAGAGCGAATAGTCAAGGTGGGCCTGGACCGGACTAACAGTTATACCAAGTTTATCCCCAAGCCTTATTTGGTAGGCTCAATTGATGAGCGTTGGGCGCTGCTGCAAGGCTTGATGGATTCAGATGGGTGGGTCGGGGAGAAAGGCACAAGTGTCCACTACGGGACCAGTTCTGGACAATTAGCCCAAGACGTAGTGGCTCTGGCAAGGTCGTTAGGGGCGGTGGTCACCTGGCGGGAGAAGATGGCCCGGATTTTCGAGGCGGGGATTCCCAGAGACACCGCGCCTACTTTCAGCATCAGGATGAGATTCAGGGATTGCCGTCAGGCGTTCAGGCTCACCAGGAAGAAAGAGAAGTGCCACCCGTCCCAGCCTTTGTTCAAGGCCATAGTCAGCATTGAGCCTACCAGGATCAGAAAGGCGCAGTGCATCAAAGTCAACCACCCCTCGGGCCTGTACTTGACCAACGACTACATCGTGACGCATAACACCGACCTGTTACTGGGGCTGGCCCTGGTCCATTACCGCAGCCTGATCTTTCGTCGCGTCTTCCCGTCATTGCGGGCCATCATCGACCGCAGTCGTCTGATGTATCAGAGAGACGGAGCCGATCCAAAAAGGGACTCTTTCAATGAGTCCCTTTTCCGCTGGAAGTTCCCAGGAGGCAAGACCATCCGGTTCGGCAGCATCCAACACGACAAGAACGTGCTCGACTGGCAAGGCCAGCCTCATGACCTGTACGGCTTCGATGAGGTCACCGAGTTCACCCGGCATATGTTTCAGTACGTCACGGCTTGGAACAGACCACTCAGGCAAGGCATGAATTTGAGGTGCCGAGTCGTCGCCACAGGAAACCCACCCACCACCAAGGAGGGGGAATGGGTGCTGGACTTCTTTGCCCCATGGCTGCGCGATGATTACCCCAATCCGGCCGTCCCGGGGGAACTCAGGTACTTCACCACCATAGACGGGAAAGACGTCGAGGTTGAGTCAGGAGACCCCATCAAGCACAAGGGCGAAGTGCTGAAGCCCCGCAGCCGGACCTTCATCCCCAGCAAGATCGACGATAACCCATACTTGATCGAGGCGGGCTATAAGAGTCAGCTGCAGGCACTGCCCGAGCCACTGAGAAGCAAGCTCCTGTATGGGGACTTCAAGGCAGGCGTCAAGGAAGACCCGTGGCAGTTGATCCCAAGAGCCTGGGTGAAGATGGCCCAAGAGCGTTGGAAGAATCGCCCAGTCCCGGACAAGACAATCACCCCCATAGAGCAAGTAGGAGTCGACGTAGCCCGCGGTGGCAACGACAGGACAGTCCTCAGTCCACGGACAGGCAATTACTTCCATGAGCAATCATTGCACCCGGGGGTCACCACTGATGATGGCAACAAAGTCGCCGCTCTCGTGGTCCAATTAGGGCTGCAGCCCAAGACCATAGTGGCCATTGATGGCATCGGCGTGGGCACCAGTCCGATAGACATACTCAAGGCCAGCAATTATCGAGTGTGGTCATTGATCGCCAGCAACAGCTCTGAGGCCCGCGATATGACTGGTATGCTGGGCTTCGTGAACAAGAGGGCTGAGTGGTATTGGAAGTTGAGAGAGGCACTGGACCCCAACACGGGCGAAGACCTCGCAATACCAGACGACAAGGAGCTGCTGCAGGATCTGTGTGAGCCCAAATTCGAGTTGACTGTCAGGGGCATCAAGGTAGAGTCCAAGGACGACATAAAGGTCCGCCTAGGGCGTAGCCCAGACAAGGGGGATGCCTTGGTCTACGCAAATGTTACTAGTTCTGGACCTGGTGAGGGCTTGTTCCTATATTACCAGCAGCAGTACCAGGAACTACAGAAGGAATTAGCTGCGAAGGCCAAACAGAGGCCCGGGTTACTTGGGCAAGCATGAGGACTGGACATGAGGCGCTGGATTGTACTTCTCTATGATGAATTGGATACCTTTGGCCAATCAGTGGCGCGGACGTTAGTCCGTCTTCTGTTGTATGGAGTAGTGTTAGGAGTAGTTTTTGCGATGGCCCTGTGCCTTATGAGATTCAGTGAAACCCACAGCTTTTAATTACACGTGAAGGAGACTCAATCGTGACCACCCGAAGAATCCAAATCCTCATCACCTTCCGCGATGGGTACGACACCTACCACGCCGGAGACACGCGCACCGTGTCCGATGCCGATGCCG